GTAACACAACCATCACCGGTTTTGCAAATGTTTCAACATCGTTGAATGTAACTGGTGCAGCAACAGTCAATGGTGCCTTGACGGTTAACAACACAGCGGCTGTTGGTAACACAACAATAACAGGTTCGTTAGGCACAACAGGTGCAGCAACAGTCAATGGTGCGTTTACTGTTAACAATACAGCAAGTGTTGGTAATACAACAATCACAGGCTCGGCTAATGTAACAGGTCACCTACAAGCTAATTCTTTGAGTGTTGGTGACACAACAATCAGTGGTAACCTAACCGTTACAGGCACACTTACAACCGTCAGTGCCAATAATATCAGCATCACCGATTCAATGATCCAGCTGGCATCTAACAATACAACAACAGATGTGCTGGACATCGGTTTGTTTGGTAGTTATGAAGCCGGTGATAGTGGTAACCATGAACATACTGGTTTCTTCAGAGATGCAAGTGATTCGGGTGTTTGGAAACTGTTCGAGGGACTAGAAGTCTCCCCTACCACAACCGTCGATACAGGTAATAATACTTTTGAATTTGCAACGTTGCAAACATTCTTGAAAACGGGTGGTGCAGGTTTAACAGGTTTAATAGCAAACTCAACAACTATTGCTTTAACTGCAAACAGTACATTGAATGTTGCGATCGTTGCTAACACATTGACACTATCAACAGCTCTTGCTGGTAATTCTGGTGGTACTGGTCTTGCAAGTTATACAGCTGAAGATATCCTTGTTGCAAACAGCACAAATGGCTTTAGAAAACTTGCACTGGGTACAGCAGGTCATGTATTACAAAGTAATGGTACAGCATTGATTTATTCAACATTGGACGGTGGTTCGTTCTAAATGAAAAAGGATTGTTATGGAAGCAGATTTGGTAAATGCGTTCGTTGAGAAACAGCGTGATACGATAAATGAATTTGTAGCAAAGAATGTAATGTTGGAGGCGCGGCTTGTTGTAGTTGAGAAGAAGCTACAACAAGCTGCTGACCTTAGTGATAAGATTGCTGATGGTGAGCTTCAGTTGAGGCTAATGAAAACACAAAACGAATCGATGTCGGTTATAATCGATAAGCAAAAACAAAAAGAAAAAGAATTAAAAGAAAAGACTGATCAGCTCCAGGAAAAAAACGAACAGCTTCAGAAACTTGTAGATCAACTTACCAATGAAAAAGAAGCCCACAGACAAAAAGCAGAAGCTCTTCGTAAAAAAGCTGAAGAGTTAATGCAAAACAACTAAAGTTAAAAATGTCACAAATCATTCAAGTTAAACGAACAGACGTTGCCGGTCGTACACCAAATACGACAAATGTTGCTAATGATCAGTACATTTATGAAGGGGAATTGGCCCTCAACATGGCCGATAGGAGACTTTTTACCTCCAACGGATCTGTAGTTATCGAGGTCGGTGCAAATTTAACCAGCTTAAATGTCGTGGGTGGTACAACTGTTAATGGTACACTTACCATCAACAATACTGCAAGTATCGGGAACACAACTATTACTGGTTTTGCTAATGTATTGAGCAACTCATCTGTTGGTTTACGAGTATCAAGAAGTGATTTTGGTTCCCAATACATTGATATCAAGTCATATTCAACCGGACATTTATTAACATTTCAAGCTGCATCTACTAACCCAAAATCTGTTTACTTTAATATAGATGTTAATGGTAACACAGCTGCTGATACCCGTTACCTGCTTCAAATTGACAGTGTTGAAAAGTTTAAAGTTAATTCATCCATAGTAGCAGTCAATAATGATTTAACGGTTACTGGTTTTGCTAATGTAACATCTGCAATACAAGTCGGTTCTATGTTCGTTGCAAATAGTACGATGGTGAAAATAACAAGTGACGATAAGTTAACATTCAATAATGGCACAACACAGAACACCGCGTTCCGTGTGTATAACGAGAGTGGTACACGTATAGCCTAAATAGTTCCAAAAGGAGAAGTGTATGGCTGTACCAACCACACGAGCAGGGTTCAAAGAATATTGTCTCCGTGCTCTAGGCAAACCTGTTATTGAGATTAACGTTGATGACGATCAAGTAGAGGATCGTATTGATGAATCCCTTCGTTATTATTGGGATTACCATTTCGATGGTACAGAAAAGGTTTATTATAAGCACGCCATAACCGCTCAAGATAAAGAAAACAAATACATCACATTGCCTGAAAATATCATAGGTGCTGTCCGTGTGTTCCCTATTGGCGATCCATCAATTCGTTCAGACGACTTGTTTAATATAAGATATCAAATTGCTCTCAATGACCTCTATACATTAACAGCATATTCAATGATTCCCTATTACATGGCAATGCAACATCTAGCCCTGATTTCGGAGTTTTTAGTTGGACAACAACCGATCAGATACAGCCGTCACCGTGATCGTCTACACGTTGATACTAAGTGGGATAATTATAATGTTGGAGATTATCTTCTAGTTGAAGCATATGAAGTTTTAGACCCGGACACATTCTCAGAAGTTTGGTCTGATAGATGGCTACAAAATTACTGTACACAAAAGATTAAGTATCAATGGGGTGCTAATCTAACTAAATTCATTGGAATGCAGTTGCCAGGTGGCGTACAATTCAATGGTGAAAAGATTATGAACGATGCAAAAGATGAAATAGAGAAGATGGAAAAGGATATGATCCTTAATTATTCTCTGCCTGTTGCGGACATGATGGGATAACATGGCAACAAACTTCTTCTTCAATAATTTTACAAGTAGCCAGGAACAAACGTTACTTGAAGATTTAATTATTGAATCGATAAAGATTCACGGTGTTGATGTAATTTATCTACCTCGTAGCACAGGTACTGTTGATGCTGTTTTCAATGAAGATATAACACGTAGTTATGTTGCTGCTGTACCTATTGAGATGTATGTGAAGAATGTTGAGGGATTTGCAGGGGATGGTGACTTTCTCTCTAAGTTTAATTTAGAAATACGTGATCAGATAACGTTCACGGTTGCATTTCGCACATTCGCCAATGAAGTAATTGCTGCGGATACGACGACAGGGGATGCTACGAGAGACAGGCCGTTGGAAGGCGATCTGATTTATTTTCCATTCAATAAAAAAATATTTGAGATACGTTTTGTTGAACATGAATCAGTGTTCTACCAATTGGGTTCTTTACAGATGTATGATCTCAAGTGCGAGTTATTCGAATACAACAACGAGTACTTTGGTACGGGTGTACCAGATGTTGATCGCTTAATGTATAACTACTCTCTTGGTTCGGAACTGTATGGAATCAAAACAGAGAATAGCTATCTCATCACAACAGAGGATGGGTATCCGTTACTACAAGAGGAATTCGACAGTAACGATCATGAAAACGATCCCTTATCCCAGAACGAGGAAATTGAAACAGTGGCTGATGGTATCATTGACTTTACAGAACGCGATCCTTTTAGTGAGGGTACGTACTAATGTTCGGTCATGTTTATTATCATAGCTTGATACGGAAATATGTGGCCGTGTTCGGTACACTATTTAACGACGTGTACCTGAATCGTTACGATACAGACTCAGATATGAGAACATCCATTAAAGTACCTATCACATATGGACCACGTGAAAAGGTGCTTGCACGGGCATTGGCTGATCCAGATTTGAATAGAATGCCTTCTATAACATTACCACGAATGACGTTCGAAATGACGTCATTGCAATATGCATCAAATCGTAAGCTAAACACAATTGGTAAGAGGGTTGTAAAAGATACAACCGATCCAAATCAGTTGAAGTACCAATACAATCCTGTTCCTTATGATATAAGTTTTACATTGTCTGTCATTACAAAGAATGCCGACGAAGGTGCTAACATAGTTGAGCAGATACTACCTTTTTTTACACCAGAGTGGACGACTTCTGTCGAACTGATACCAGAAATGGATTATGTCGCTGACATCCCTGTTGTTCTCGATAGAGTTAGTTGTATGGATGAATATGAGGGGGATTTTCTAAACAGACGCGCAATTATTTGGACGT